TGGGCGCGGCAGTGCAAAGACTCGCACATTTGCCTTGATGACAGCGGTCAGGGCTTATCAGGCGATGATGAACCGTGAGAGTGGGGTGATCCTTTGTGCGCGTGAGTTCATGAACTCACTGGAGGAGTCGAGCATGCAGGAGGTTAAGCAGGCGATCCTTTCCGTGCCCTGGCTGGCGTCCAACTTTGACATTGGTGATAAATACATCCGCACCATCGACAAAACGGTGACATACGTTTTCTCTGGTCTGCGGCACAACCTGGATAGCATCAAGTCAAAGGCGCGCATCCTGCTTTGCTGGGTAGATGAGGCTGAGTCAGTCAGTGAAATCGCCTGGCAGAAGCTTAGCCCGACAGTCCGTGAAGAAGGTTCGGAGATTTGGGTCACGTGGAACCCAGAGCGCGACGGCAGCGCTACTGATAAGCGATTCCGCAAAGAGGCTGGTGACGACTGCATAACCGTAGAGATGAATTACACGGATAATCCCTGGTTTCCTGACGTTTTGGAGGGCGAGCGCCAGAACGATGAGCGCCGCCTCGATCCAGCAACTTATGCCTGGGTATGGGAGGGCGCATACCTCGAAAACTCAGACAAACAGGTGCTGGCAGGTAAATACCGTGTTGCTGAGTTTTCGGATAATTTGTGGAAAGAGGCTGAGCGGCTTTTCTTTGGTGCTGACTTCGGTTTTGCCAAAGATCCTAATACGCTCACCCGCTCGTTCATCCTGCATAACCGGCTCTATGTTGAATACGAAGCCTATGGGCAGCAAACCGAACTCGACCACATGCCCGCCCTATATGACACTATCCCCGGCGCACGCGATTGGCCCATCAAAGCTGACTCAGCCCGCCCGGAAACAATCAGCTATCTCAGGCGTCAAGGATTCAATATTTCTGCGGCCGAGAAGTGGCAGGGCAGTGTAGAGGATGGCATCGCCCACCTGCGTGGCTTTGATGAAATCATAATCCACCCACGTTGTAAGAACGTGGCACGCGAAGCCAGAATGTGGTCCTACAAAACTGATCGCATTACAGGCGAGGTGCTGCCCAAACTGGCTGATGGTAATGAACACTGCTGGGATGGCATTAGATACAGCCTCGATGGACACATCAAACGCAAGGCTCAGACGATGGGCATGATGATTCCAAAACGGCTTCAAGGGAAATGATTGAGGTCATAATTTTGAGAGTCTGATATATATGAACCCTTATTAGGAGGGCTCATATGGAATGGTCGACATTTTGGTCTGCGATATCAGCTATTTTTACTGCGCTAACAGCGATAATTGCCATTATTGCAATCTATCGATGGCGAAAGCAGGATGAACTTAAAGCCAAGTTAGAATTTAAAAAAGCTATATCAAGATATTCGTATCTTTTAACTCAAATGCCTGAGCAGTTGGATCAGGCGCACCTTAGAAGTGCTTATGCTAAGCAAGGTCAGGCTTTAATTGATGCTCTCTCTGTCTGCGATCATGCATGGCTAGTATCTGAAGGTCTTATGGAAAACAATAAGGTTGTAAAAGACAACTGGGAATTTGTGCTCACTAACAATAAGCATTATATAAACGGAACACTTCACAGTAGTGAGCTCGGTGTACGATGTATGTACATACTTTACGAAAAGTTCGTTTTTAAATAATTAAAGTTTTATAACCAAAGGTCGCTCAGGCGGCCTTTTTTATTGCCTGAAATCCACCAGCAGGAAAACCATGACTGATAAATTAACACTCGCCGTCAATCACGCGCTGAATGACGTCAGGATGGCCCGTGCGCGCGCAATGGCATTCAACCCTGGTATGGGGCTGGATACAAAGCGCGCGAGCGCATGGTGCGAATACGGCTTTAAAGAAAACCTGACCTTCGATGATCTGTACAAACTGTACCGGCGTGGCGGCATTGCTCACGGTGCGGTAAATAAGCTCGCCTCAAATTGCTGGAAAACCAACCCGCAGGTTATTGAGGGTGAGCAATCTGACGAATCGCGAGAGATAACCGCGTGGGAACGTGGCAGCAATCAGGTATTCAATCACCGATTCTGGCGCGCATTTGCCAAAGCTGACGTCAGGCGGCTGGTGGGACGCTGGGCTGGCATCCTGCTGCACGTCAAAGACAGCAAGGAGTGGGAAGCTCCTGTTGTTAAGGGCAAGGCGTTGAAAAAAATCACGCCGGTATGGGCCAGCGCGCTGACAGTTGCTACCAAAGGCGATAATGGCGATATCACTATGTGGCAGTACACAGAGACGCTATCGAACGGGAGTACTGCACAGCGTAAAATTCACCCTGACCGCGTTCTGATCATCGGCGATATGTCAGAGGACGAGATCGGTTTTCTGGAGCCGGGCTATAACGCCTGCGTCAGCTTGGAGAAAGTCGAAGGCGGTTCTGGTGAGTCGTTTCTGAAGAATGCAGCGCGCCAGCAGAGCATCAACTTCGACAAGGAGGTCGATTTCAAAAATCTGGCCTCATTGTATGGCGTTACTGTCGATGAACTGCAGGAGCGTTTTAACGAAGCCGCACGCGAACTAAATCGTGGGAATGACACGCTACTGATTACTCAGGGCGCACAGGTCACATCGATGGTTAATGCCGTCTCTGACCCGCAGCCCACCTATGAGGTGAACCTGAAGACATTTTGCGCTTCGGTTGATATTCCTTCACGCATCATCGTTGGCAACCAGTCAGGTGAGCGGGCCAGCACTGAGGACCAGATTTATTTTAACAGTCGCTGCCAGTCACGCCGGGGCGATCTGTCGTTCGATATAGAGGATATGGTCGATAAGCTCATAAACCTGCAAATCATCAAACCGGTGGCGAAATTCAGCATCGTCTGGGATGAGCTAAACGAGCAATCACCCTCTGACAAACTCGAAAGCGCCAGCAAAATGAGCAGCATCAACCAGACAGCTCTTGCCTCCGGGCAGCAGGTGTTCACGGTTGATGAAATCCGTGTTGCAGCAGGTTATGAGCCTGGCGGGGGTAAACCGCTGCCGGAGGATGATGATGACGAAGAGGAGTAAGACGCCCAGGTTTGCAATCCTACCCAGCAACAAACAAGACCCGACCGGCATTGACCAGTTAGAACGGAAGGCGATGAAGGATTTCGCCAGACGCCTAAAAAAGGTCGGTGAAATTTATAAAGACGCCCTTGAGCGATTCCCGGCATCCCTCGCCATTAACGCCCGTTATGAATACCAGCTCGATCCGGTTCTGCTGAGCATGGTGCTTAATGACGCCAGCATTCTCACCGATGCCGTGCTGGTGGAAGGTGACCAGAACAACAACTGGTTCACTGAAAATTACGTTGAGGTTGCCGTTGTACGCGGGACCGCCCAGACATTTGCCAACCTGTCCCAGCAGTCAGCGACCTACCTGGCTGACAGGCAATCCCTCCAGTCTCTGCTCATGAGCGAACCCTATCAGCGCCGAATGACGCTGGTTTACACGCGCGTGTTTGAGGAGATGAAGGGTTTATCGGCAGAGGTGAAACGGAACATGGCGCGGGTGCTGACTGAAGGCATCGGGCGCGGGCTTCACCCCTCCGTGGTGGCTAAAAACCTTACCGCGCAGGCAGGTATTGAAAAACGTCGCGCTAACAGAATCGCCAGAACGGAGCTGACTACCGCACTGCGGCGCGCGCGCTGGGATGAGGCAGACGAAGCAAGCCGAGACCTGGGGTTAAACATCCGGTTACTGCATTACTCAGCACTCAGCCCCACAACTCGCCAGTCGCACGCTATCCGGCACGCTCACCTTTATACGACTGAGGAGGTTAGGCGGTGGTATGCCATCGGAGCTAATGCGATCAACTGCAAATGCTCACAGGTTGAGGTGCTGGTGGATGCTAAAGGTAACCCGCTCAACTCAAAAATTATTGAGATGGCTCAGGGGGAATACAAACGATACATGGCACTCGCCGCCAACCATTCACATCACTGCTGTGGCCACCAGCACGCAGCCTAATTGAGACATAACCATGCCTATGCAGATTAACGTCACCACCAGGGTGAACAATCAGTCTATTCGCCGCGAAACGCATAACGGTCGCCCGCATCTGGTCCTGCC